CGAAGAATTAGATAATATTCAAAAAGAATGGATTGTAAAGGCTGAAAAAATACACGGAATACGAAATCACCTGTCGGATATATTAGCTAAACAGGGTAAATCGACGCAAAATATGTGTAAGATCCAATCTATGGAAAAAACTGGGTATTATCTAAAAACAACTAACACTCGTTCAAAATTATTAAAAGACTATTTCGATTCTCAAAAATTAATCGACAAAACTACATGTATTCACTACACTTCAAATTTATCCAATGTTAATGAATATTTTTATATAGATAATGAATTTACATTCACACAATGTAGTGGGAATGAAAAGAAAATACATAATAAAGTATTAGATTCATTGTTAGAAGAAGTATTTCAATTACGTGAGAAATTCTATGAAAAACAAGAAAATTGCTTGAAAATTAGTGTAGATAAATTTAGACAATACAGTGATCAAGTTGAATGTATTAGTCGTTGCGTATCGTATATAGATGTAATTATTTCAAATGTAATCCATTCATGTGAGTATAATTATTGTTGTCCACAGATTTGCGTTGACTCAGACTCTTCTTTTCTAGAAGCAACACAACTTCGTCATCCATTAATCGAAATCATTCAAAAAACAGAAACATTTGTAGCGAATGATATTAATCTAAATTCAGATTCTGAAGGAATGTTAGTTTTTGGTACAAATGCTGTGGGAAAAAGCAGTTTAATAAAAGCTGTAGGTATAAGTATTATATTAGCTCAAGCCGGATTCTTTGTTCCTTGTAGTGAATTTAAATATAAACCTTTCCAGAAAATTTTTACGCGGATTTTGGGAAATGATAACATTTTTAAAGGATTGTCTACATTTGCAGTGGAAATGTCTGAACTTAATATGATTCTTAGGCACTCTGAAGAAAACAGTTTAGTTTTAGGGGACGAGTTATGCAGTGGAACCGAAATGGGATCCGCTATCAGTATTTTTGTGGCAGGTTTAATCCATCTAAATAAAGCACATGTAAAATTTATGTTTGCCACACATTTTCATGAGATTACAAAAATGAAAGAAATTGAAGATTTGTCTACTTTAAAACTTAAGCATTTAGCTGTTGAATATGATCCAGGTTCATGTACCTTAATATACAACAGAACTCTTCAAAATGGTCCAGGCAATAATTTGTATGGATTAGAAGTTTGTAAAGCTATGCTACTTCCGAATACATTTTTAGAAACAGCCAATAAAATACGTTTGCGTATGAATCCCGCACAAAACAAAATTTCTGATAGAGGTGTGTCTAGATACAACTCTGACAAAATTAAAACGAATTGTGAAATATGTAATAATCATTCTGACGACATTCACCATTTAAAATACCAAATGTATTCTGATAAATATGGATTTATTAATAATATGCGAATTCACCATAAAGCAAATCTCTTGAGTTTATGTAAATTATGTCATGACTCTATTCACTCCAGTAAAAAGCAATATAGAAAAACCAAAACAACGGAGGGATCTATATTAAAAGAAATTTAATATTCTCAATCAATAGTAATTATGAGTGTATCTCAAGATACATTAGATTTGTATTCTACTATTCAAAACACAAATTTGAATCAATCAGATTTCAATGTAAGTGAGATTGATATTACCAAGAACAAAACTCCACAAGATTTTTTTAAAATGACGTTTCTGTTTTTAGTAAATCATTGGGATGATCTTTTAATGGTTGTATTAACACTAAGTATTGTTATGATTTACATGAGTATATATGGCATTGATTTGAATATGGATTATATTAAAAAGAATGTGAAAAAATCGAAAATTCGTAAAATTGTATACGACGGTAAAGCAAATACGTCAAGGAAAAAAACACAAATAGAACATACAGGTGTTAATATTCCAAATCACGTACCAGTTCCAGATACTAGTGAATTTCAATACGAATAATTAATTACGCATAAAATTGATTAAAGAATATAGATAGATTCTACATATACTACATAGGAAAATATGATCATTCCAATAAAATGTTTTACTTGCGGCAAAGTTTTAGCAGATAAATATCGATACTTTCAGAGAAAATCAAGGGAAAGCAGGGCTGAAAATAACAATGAAAATATATATCTTACTTTGGAAAACAAAGAGCAATCAAAAGAGGCTATAATTTTAAACGATATTGGTATTCATAAATTATGTTGTAGAAGACACATGTTGACTCATGTAGACGTAATTTAAAAATAAAATAAAGAACACACACGAAATTATTCATGAATACTTTTAACTATGTTGTTTTATTGGTTCTATATTATATATTGGAAACACACAATTCAAATAAATAAAAATATCTACCTTCATTATATACTTTATAAGCATGTCGTTTCTCAACGATCAATATAATCTTTTTCTAAAATCTTGCAATCCAGCTAAATTTTATTTAGTTATTTCACTTGTTTCCATTGTTGCAATTTTGATCCAAAATATGTTTGAATCATATAAATATTGCTTAGGTCCATATACATGTTCACTAGATTTCTCGAATATTTTTGTGTTTCTTGTAAAGATTGTGTATGTTCTTATATTTGCTGTCATTTTAGACAGTTTATGTAAAAATAAATACAAGAAACTGGCTTGGATCTTAGTCCTAGTTCCTTATATTTCAATGTTTGCTTTGCTTTTATTGTATATGTTGAAGTAAAGATATTATTTAAAAGTATTTAATTTGTATTTAAATATATAAGATACATATGAAATACTCAGATTGGGATATTATTGATAGATTGTTTAAAGACAATCCAGATTTATTAGTAAAACACCATTTAGATTCCTTTGATTCATTTTTTTTTAAGGGTATTCCGAATATTATAAAATATTATAATCCAATCATTGTAATTGGGTCACAAGTCGAAATAGACAGTACAGTGGCATCAAAAGAAATACATATATATTTGGGTGGTAAAAATGCTGATAACATATATTATGGAAAACCTATAATATGTGATAATGAAGAAGAACAGCAGTATATGTATCCAAATGAAGCTCGATTGAAAAACATGACTTACGCCTGCTCCATTCATTATGACATTGACATAGAAATTGTCACAAGAATCAAAACTTTACAAGGTGAAGAAATAGATAATAACGTTGAATCATTTGTGTTAAATAATGTGTATTTTGGCAAATTACCGATTATGTTGCAATCAAAATTATGTATACTTCAAGGACTATCCAGAGAATCGAGATATAACTTAGGAGAATGTAAAAATGATCCCGGTGGATACTTTATTATTGACGGTAAAGAAAAAGTTATTGTAAGTCAAGAAAAATTTGGCGATAATTTATTGTATATACGAAAAGCTAGTAAGGAAGAAAAAGAATATAGTTATTTTGCTGACGTTCGCACAGTATCAGAAGATCCTTCAAAACCAAAGAGAACACTATCTGTATGTTTAGTAAAATCAAATCGACTAAATGATAATAACAACGTTGAGGATACATTTGAAGGTGTTATGACGAAAAACAACATCGTAGTATTTGTTCCGAATATAAGAAAACCTGTACCATTGTTTATATTAATGAGAGCATTAGGTATTATATCAGATAAAGATATTATCGAAACCTGTCTATTGGATTTAGAAAAAGACAAAGATTTGATCGACTTCTTTATACCTAGTATATATGATGCTGGTACTGTATTTTCTCAAGAAGAAGCCATAAAATATTTAAAATTACTAATCAAACATAAAACAAATAATGGTGTTTATGAAATTTTACTCGACTATTTTTTACCAAATATTGGGTCAAACAATTTCAAGGAAAAGGCATATGTTCTTGGATATATGGTAAAACGTCTAATTTTTGTATCTTTAAAACGCGAATCACCTACAGATAGAGATAGTTTTAGGTATAAGAGAGTTGAAAATACTGGAATGTTATTACACGAATTGTTTCAAGAATACTATCGTGTTCATGTTAACAAAATTAAAACATTAATTGACTTATTTGTAAGCAATACTGAAAATACTTTTGAAGATGTAGTTCAACTGATCCGTACAAACTATAACGAAATTTTTCATGTAAAAACAGTAGAAAAAGGTATTTTGCGTGGGTTTAAGGGCAAATGGGGCTCTTTAGCTTATACCCAAAAAGAAGGAATTGTACAGGATTTAAATAGACTTTCTTTTTTGTCAAGTATAGCTCATAGACGAAAGTTGAATTTGAATATGGATTCGAGTGCTAAAATTGTAAAACCCAGGTTGTTACATTCTAGTCACTATGGAATCGTTTGTCCAGTACACACCCCTGATGGAGCCAACGTAGGATTTCATAAGCATTTAGCAGTTGGTGCTTATATTACAGCAGGAACGTCTTCTGTTGCCTTTACTAATTACCTAAAAAAAGCAGGTATGCTGGAATTACATACCTTAGCACCAAGTGATATAATTCAAGGACAAAAAATATTTTTGAATGGAAATTGGATTGGTATCCATACAACACCATTAGATTTTACAAAAATGTTTAAAGAACATAGACGCTCAGGACAAATTTGCGCTTTCACTAATATGTATTGGGATATTCAAAACAGTGAAATATATTTTGCGACTGATGCTGGCAGATTGTGCCGACCTCTGTATTATATAGAAGATACAAAAATTAGCAGAGACGTCGAATTACATGATGAGAAAAATTGGAATCAATTGGTAGATAATTTGGCTCGTACGCACGATAATTACTCATTGGAATATGACTATAGTGAGCCAGATCCAAAACAAAAATACGAACAAAGTGTTGTTGAATATGTAGACACTTTAGAAACTGAAGGTTTGTATATTGCAATGTACGAAAACAATATTACTAACCAACATACGCATTTAGAAATTCATCCTTCACTAATGTTGAGTGTGTTAGGAAATATGATTATTTTCCCTGAAAACAACCAGTTACCTCGAGATTTATTTTCTTGTGGACAAAGCAAACAAGCTGTATCATTATATCATTCGAATTTTTTGAATAGAATTGATACATTGGGTGTAGTTCTAAATTATGGACAGAATCCAATTGTGAAAAGTAAATATTTGGATTATGTATGTCGTTCTGAGCATCCATATGGTGAAAACGTATTAGTTGCTATTGCATGTTATTCAGGGTATAATGTAGAAGACGCTCTTATTTTCAATCAAGCTTCAGTTGACCGTGGATTATTTAGAACTACATATTTTAAATTATATGAAGAATATGAATCTAGTGAAAAAGTGGGAAATACAGAATCTGAATCTAGATTTATGAACATTCTAGATAAAAACGTAATTCGAACAAAGCCAGAATATGACTATAATCATTTAAACAAAGACGGGATTATTTGCGAAGGAACACACCTACATGATAAAATTGTTATGGTTGGTAAAGCTTCTGAAAATGAAGAAAACAAGTATGTAGACCAATCACTTACCACTAGAAAAGGACAAGTTGGTGTAGTAGATAAATCATTTATAACTGAAGGGGAATTCCGTGTTGCAAAGGTTAGAGTAAGGGAGGAACGTATTCCTTCTATTGGAGATAAGTTTTGTTCTAGGGCTGGTCAAAAAGGTACCATTGGTATTATATTGGCTGAAGAAGATATGCCATTTACAGAAGATGGTATACGCCCAGACGTTATTATGAATCCACACGCTATTCCTTCACGTATGACAATCGGTCATTTAGTAGAATGTATTATTGGTAAAGTATGTTTGATGAAAGGTGTTCAAGGAAATTGCACCGCATTTGAGCAGAAAGAATCACAAATCCAGCAATTTGGACGAATGCTAACTGAACATGGATTTCATTCTTCTGGGAATCAAGTCTTAATAAGTGGATTTACTGGTGAACAGCTAGAGAGTGATATATTCTTTGGTCCAAATTATTATTTGAGGCTGAAACACATGGTAAAAGACAAAATTAATTACAGAAATAAAGGCCCTAAAACATCATTAACACGTCAAACAGTTCAAGGTAGGTCCAATGACGGTGGATTGCGCATAGGTGAAATGGAAAGGGACGGTTTAATTTCTCATGGAATGACTAGTTTCATACATGATTCACTTATGACCAGAGGTGATTTGTATTCATTAGCCATATGTAATAATAGTGGCTCAATTGCTGTATACAATGAATCAGAAAATATCATGTATAGTCCATTTGTAGATGGACCTCTCCAATTTGACTTTTTGAACGATCCTGAAATTGACACGAAAGCAAGACATATATCTCGTTTTGGTAGGTCTTTTAGTGTTATAAAAATTCCATACTCTATGAAACTACTTATTCAAGAGTTAATTACAATGAATGTTTCCATAAAAATCATTACCGATAAAAATGTAAATCATTTAATGAATGATAATAATGTTAAAAAAATTTCAGGTTTCAAAAGTTATGAGTCGATATACAAAGAGTTGTCATCGTTGTCAAAATCTGTAGTTGTTGAGAATCGTGAATTGAATAAAAAAAACGAAAACGAAAACGAAAACGAAAAATTACCTAAACGCTCATTAGCAATTATAGTTCCATATTTTGACAATCATCTAAAAATTCAAAATCAGGATAGAAAAGAACATAAAGCTAGATTTTTGGTCCACATGAAAAATTTTATATCGACAGCTCAACAAATAGCAGCTAAAGAAAAACAGATTCAACTTGGCATCGATATTTATATTATTGAACAAAGTAATCAAAATATGAAATGTAATCGAGGTGCTTTATTGAATATTGGGTTTGCTCTTGCAAAAGAAAGGTATAATTATAATGCATTTATGTTTCATGACATTGATTTGTTACCACAAATGAGTATGGTGAATGCGTATATCGATTCTGTTCTTTTGATAAATGAATATAATTTCGTACACCTTTCGAATCTTCCAAAATACAATATGATTAAAGAAAGACATATTGGCGGAGTTTTAGTATTTACAGCAGATATTTTTGAAAAGTTAAACGGTTATCCGAACATTTTTGAAGGATGGGGAGGTGAAGACGAAGCGTTTGTTAAGCGCATAGAAAGGTATATTTCTGAAAACAAATTGGAAACCAAGTTAGAAAAAATGATTTTTAGAATTGAAGCTAGGCATGATTCATTTGAAGATTTAGAAAAAATAAATTCACTAGATGAAAAGGTTAAATTCACTACTCTTCATAATTTAATCAATAAACATACTCGCGATTCATTGTTAGTAGATGAATCAATATCAAAAGAAAATGGTTTAAATCTGGCAGTCAATAATTCATCATATGAACTTATAAGTGAAAATAAAGAGTATTACCCAACCGTATATTCGTATCTGGTCAATTTAGACCCTAAATATACATCTTACCTGATTGTTATACAAGATAAAAAGGTTGATTCGAATCAGGATTATACTGAAGATAACGACTTCGCAAACAACCATTCACGATATATGAATGAATACAATGATGACAATATAGAAACCGTAACAAATGAAGTTAATAATTCAGCAGACCCTACTATTATTTACGTAGACACAGAAAACAATGAAACTAGCAATGAAACTAGCAATGAAACTAGCAAT